GCAGTATTATTTGTTATTGCAGTTGCCTGTGCAGGTGTAATAGTAGTAGTGTTTCCTGCCATTGCTTCATCTGAAGCAGTACCAATAACCATTGACACTTTTGCAGTATTGTTTGTAATAGCTGTTGCCTGTGCTGATGTAATACCAACTTTAGCTGTGTTATTTGTAACATCGGTATTTGCAGAAACTAAAGCCTGTGTAAAACCTACTTTAGCTGTATTTAATGTAACCGATGCATTATTAGTAACTCTTGCATCGGTAAAGTAAAGATTATTTGTACCCTCACTTATATTATCTGTATCTAAACTAACTGCACCCGTTTGTCCGTTTACGCTTGTAACACTGTCTGCATCTGTAACTACAACCCACGCACCATTTTTTCGTGCATATTCATTTCCGTTGCTTGGTGCATCTACAAAAGAAACTTTAGCTGTATTATCTGTAATAGCTGTTGCCTGTGCAGGTGTTATTGTTGTAGTATCGCCCTCTAAAGCTGTGCCAGCAGTAGTCCCTAAAACCATAGAAACCTTTGCAGTGTTATTTGTTATTGCTGTTGCCTGTGCTGCAGAAATTGTAGTTGTGTTTCCTGCAAGAGCAGTAGTAGATGTTAAACCAATTTGTAATAAGTCAGTATTACCTGCTAATGCTGTTCCTGCTGATGTACCCAATACCATATATTTATTGGTCGTTCCCTCTGCAATATCGTCTGTTCCTAAAACTACAACCCCTGTTTTAGTATTTACACTATCTACAGGCGCACCTGCTGTCGGTGGCACGTTTAAAACTCCGTTAGAAATTGCTAAAGCACCTGCATTTCCTGTAACACTTTGCACTATTCCTAAATTACTTGTAAAGTTGTCGGGGTTTGTGTTATTATAAGGAGTAAAACCTAAAGCAGTTGTTACGTCAGAATTTGTTACTGTATATGTAGAAATAAAATTATCGGGGTTTGTATTGCTGTAAGGTGTAAAACCTAATGCACCTGTTACGTCTCCACTTGTTACAGTATATGTAGTTATATATCCTGCAGGGTTTGTAGCATTATAAGGAGTAAAGCCTAATGCTGTTGTAACGTCATTTGATGTAACGGTGTATGTTGAAATATAACCTGCAGGGTTTGTTGCGTTATAGGGTGTAAAACCTAAAGCTGTTGTAACATCGCTGCTATCAATACCAGTAATATATCCTGCTGGGTTTGTACTGTTGTAAGGTGTGAAAGTTAATGCATCTGTAACGTTTGCACTTGTTAAACTTAATGAGCCGCCTAATGTTAAAGTTATATTAGCTGCTGTACCCCCTGTTGTTAATGTTAAGCCACTAACTGTCCCCGATCCTGTTACACTTGATACACCACCACCACCTGTGCTAACAGTTGTAAAAGTAAATGCACCGTTTCCGTCAGTTGTTAATACTTGCCCACTTGCACCGTCTGCACCTACATCATCTAAATCAAGCAATCCTAAAGAAACAACACCTGTTGCTCCATTTACGCTATTAACATCGTTAACCTCTGCGCCTGCTTCTATTCCAGAAAGTTTAGTTGCATCAGCAGTAGGATAAGAATTTTTTGCTGTATTTGCAGTAATTTCACTTGCTTGCGATGTAGTAATTCCTACCTTTGCAGTATTTGTAACGATAGCATCTGCCTGTGCTGTAGTTATTCCTGTTTTTGCATTGTTTGCTGTAATATCTGATGCCTGTGCCGATGTTATGCCAACCTTATTATTGTTAGTTGTAATGTCGCTTGCTTGCGCTGATGTTATACCAACCTTTGCTGTATTCGCAACTACATCAGAATTTGCAGAAACTAATGCATCTGTATAACCTACCTTTGCATTATTAGTAGTTATGTCAGTAGCCTGTGCAGTAGTAATGCCAACCTTTGCTGTGTTTGCAGAAACCGATGTATTATTTGTTACTCTTGTATCTGTAAAGTATAAATTATTTGTACCCTCATTAATATCGTCAGTATCTAAAACTACTGTTCCAACTTCTCCGTTAACACTTGTAACATCGCCACCACTTGCAACAACTTCTGCCCACGCTTGATTTTTTCTTGCGTATTGTTTATTGTCGTTAGGTGCTTCGGGAAATGTAACCTTTAAATTATTAGCTGTAATATCATCTGCTTGCGATTGTGTAATTCCTGTTTTAAGCGTGTTTGCTGCTATTTCGTTTGATTGTGCAGTAGTTATACCAACTTTATTATTATTACTTGTTATGTCGCTTGCCTGTTGCGTTGTAATACCAACCTTTGCATTATTGTTAGTTATGTCTGATGCCTGTGTAGGTGTAATTCCTACTTTTGCAGTATTAGCTACAACATTACTGTTTGCATTAACTCTTGCTTCGGTGTAATACAAGTTATTTGTACCCTCTGTAATATTATCAGTATCAAGTATAACAACTCCCGTTTGTCCGTTTACACTTTCAACTGTTCCTGTACCACCAACAACAACCGACCAACCTTGCGATTGCCTTGCATACTGTTGACCGTCATTAGGTGCTTCGGGAAAAGAAACCTTTGCAGTATTTAAAACAACAGCACTATTAGCTGCAACTCTTGTATCTGTAAAATATAAATTTGTACCCTCTGATATATTGGTACTTGTAAGTACAACAACCCCCGTTTGTCCATTTACACTGTCTACATTTCCACTGGATATGCCAACTACTGTCGCATTTGTTAAATCTAATGTTCCTGTAAAACTTGCTGATGCTGTGCCTAAACTTAAAGTTGATGCGTTGCCTGCTCCGTCAGTTATGTTTTGTTCAACAGCACCAATAATGCCATTATTAGATGTTTTTATTAGACCTGTGTATGTATCAGATATTTTAGTATTATATAAAGTTGCCATACTATTTTTTGTTTTTTGTTTTTACCTTTTTTAAAAAGGTTTTTAATTTTTCTATGTTTGTTTTTTTCGGTTTATAAATCATAATACCCACCCATTAAAAGTCGCATCGTTACTTGGGTAAATGTCATCATTAACATTACTTGTATATTCGGGGTATGTTGTTTGATTAAAACTCATAAAATCTATAAATCTTCTGCTGTACCATTCTGCATGTGTTCTTGCTTTTTCTACTAAAAAATCTATTTCGTTTTTATCAACTGATTGCGCATTTTCTGATGTATGTTTAAATACTCCCCCATTTTTTATCTGATAAGCTGCAAAAGGCATATAATTTGCTTGCGCATACCATATCAACATTGGCACTATATAATCATCTAATACAGTTTTCCAACGTGCATTTACTGGATCATCAATATAAGGTATTGCAGATGTTAAACCGTCATACATTTTTGTTCCTAATAACTGTTGTATGTCAATTTCCTGTGCAATTTTTACAAATTGTATAAACTTGTCAGTATCAACATTTCCGTCAATTATTGAATTTCTGACTAAATCTGTTCGGTTTATAAATAAAGTTGTTGCCATATTATCTTATTTGTATGCACCCCTGTCGGGCATATTAATTGGTGCAATTTCGCTTTCAGTTGTTCCCGTTGGGTTTATATTATATTTTGCTGGTATTTCTCTTGTTCTTTTATAATCATCTAAATCATTTGAAGGCTCTGTTGTAGCTTTCATTCTATATAATAATTTTACCCACTTATGCCTGCAGTAAATTCCGCCCTTAAATTTAAACAACGAATAGTTTTGCCCTTTATGTCCAAATTCATTATTTACCCCCCTAAAACTTGCTTGATCAATATCTTCTTTTCTATATATAATTCCGTCATCTGACAAACGCATCATATTTTTACAAAAATCTCTTGACTGATTACCTGCTTCCATTGGCTTTGTTGATCCTACAACATATTTGTAACGTATTTTAAAATACTCACTATCTAAAAAACTTTCTGCGCTTCCGTTATTTTTTGATGTAATTTCGTCATAAAACTTTTGTAGTTTACTTCTCTTTTTTTTTATACAAATGTTTGCCCAATCTTCATCGCTTATATTTTCATCTGCACTTAATTCGTCTACTAACTCCCATTCGTCAGTGATAGTTTCGCCTTTTAAATTATCAAGTATTGCTTGTCCCATTTCGTCTGACAAAAATTCGTTTGACATTTTTACGCAATTAGGCACTTCTTTTCCGTCTTTTATTTTTGTACCGTATTGTTCGTAACCGTCCCAACATGGTTTTTTTAATTCTTGATGTGTTTCACATGGCATATAATATGTAACCCCCTCTACTTCGTGTTCGTGATAACCAACGCAACCCTGTTCCTCTGCTACCTTTATTGCTTCCTCTTTTGTTTCGTATGCTTCTTTTCCGTCAATCTTTTTAAAACTAAATTTGCGCTTTTCAATTCCTGTTTCTTCCTCAATAGTTTCATCATCTTGCACTGATTTGTCTACATCTGTAAATTCTAAAGGTTGTAACGTTGTAAAGTATAGGTTTAAGCTAATTTCATTGTATGCTAATATTTGATCAAAGCAATCAATTAAAAGTTCTTGAAATGGTCTTATAACGGTGTTATCCATAAGTAAAGATGCAGTTTTTATTTCTTC